ACATCTGAGCTATATCGTTTAGACGGTCAATCCAAATCTTAAGCACCCGGTCAATTTGTTTGAGAGAAACCTCTTTGCTTTTGAGAACGGGGGCTAGCGTGTAATGCAGGGTGTCGTAAGCGTTCCTAGCACCTAGCACCGCCGTAGCAATAAAAGGGTTATTGTCCTCTCTAGATACGGCAATGTTATCGTCACCGAGGGTGTCGTCCACGGGTTCTTTGTAAAGGGAGCCTATCTTACCTAGTAAATTCATTCAATAATCCATCCACTATCTGTGTAGTACCAATCGCCGTCATTAAGTAAATACTGTACGGTCGTTGTGTCTTTAGCCATGCCTATAATAGGGGCGTCTAATGATGGCCTGCTGTAATAAAGTGACCCTAGAGTCACCTCTATTGTACCTTTTTCTGGTTCTGGAGCGGAAGACCTCGTTGTGCCGTCCATATCGTTGAGCATCCGAGCTACGTCTGTTTTGAACTGCTCAAACCCCATCTCTGCTCCGTCATGATTGCACCACATTGCAGGGCATAGCTTACCCGTAATTTGGTTATGCATTATGATATTTGAAACTTTAATTCCAAATGTATCGCATAGCCAAGCCACTAAGTGGGTCGCGTTAAAATAGGTATCGTCACTAAAGTACCAGTCTTTGTCTGTCGGTTTTGTTCGTATCTTCTTCGCCTTACAAGAGCAAATTTCTATGTTTATTGTGTTAGAGTGACCTGCTACGCCCGCGTGACTCATAGATAAAGCCCCTTTGTATGCAGTTATTCCCCATCCCACGGTACGACAAGGATTTTTCTTAGAAGCAGCGGAGCCACAACTATACGTACAATAATGCATCTTTGGGTTTACCATCTCCCATATAGCATCTTTCCCGACGAGGTAGTGTGCGTTAGATCCAGCAGACACATAATCATTGTACACTTTTAGCATACCAGCAACGGTATCTGTGACACCCCCTGTGAAGTGTATAACAATGTATGCGGGTGCATTACGCCCCCATAGGCGTATGTGGGACCAAAGTTTATGAACAGTAGAAATATTAGGCTTAGCGACACTCATGACGCTCCTACGACCCTAAAGGGTCGGGGATTATGAAGACCTTGCGGATACTTCTTTCTGCCCAGCAGATACCTCATCCGAACCCACGTTCCGAGACTTTCTCTGCTTGTCCTTGCACCTTGCGGTGCAAGCTGACAGACTTAGATTCCCCACCGCCCGTGGGTATTAATTGTTTTTTGTTTGAATCAACTTGGTTATCGTTGATCCATATTTCAAATATACATTATTTTTTTGTTTTTAACAATTATTTTTCGCGCTCATCCCTCCCCTAAATGGAAGTGGTTTTCTAGTTTCAGTAGATTAATGTAGCTTATTTTTGTTTCACGTGGAACAATCTCAGCGACTATTCATTCCAAGAAGCTTATTCATGATGTACTTCTGTTTATCCCTATTTGTCATGCGCGGAGGAGTCGTGCTCGTCATACGAGACACGGACGCAGCCCCTAATGTCATAGCGTTACATATAGCGTTGTAGGAGCTTTCCGCCACGGCATCGGCTATATCTTTGCCCCCAGGTACCTGTTTTCCGTCCACGATGACTGTGATCGGGTGATCTATTTTCTTAGGTAAGTTCTGTAAGTTCAGTAGTTCCATACGTAATATTTTGGATTTTGGGAGCTTGTGCTGTGATAATAAGACATTGCTGCTTAGTTTTAGATACGAGTCCTTAGTTCTATCCGCGGAAGAATACTTAACGTTAAACCCTAGTTTTTCTAGAAGCTGCATCATATCGGCACTCTGGTACCCGTCACACGTGATTAACGAAATGTGGACTTTCTGGCTTCTTAAATAAACTAGAAACTGCCTTACTTTCCAGAGGGGGACTTCACTTCCAGGTAGTGCTTTAATTCCGAAGGCAAGCGGTGTTTCTACTAAGGGGCTTAATTTAGAAGATATACTACCATCTAAGAACGATGTCGTGCTCGTGTGTATCTGTTCTGTGACCCTGCTCATAGCAAAACCAAAGCGGTCATGCTTCAAGCCACCGTCTAAATGTACGTAGTAGTTACCTGTAGGGAGGCCTCCCTTATAGTAGTCGGATAGCTGGTCATCACCTGTTAGCGTTAGGAAGATCTCGTCTGTGGTCATGGCGTTATCCAAGCACAACGCTTTATCGAGAGCTTCTACGTTATAGATCAAGTTCACACCGTTTCTAGTGGATACGCCCGCTAAGTCTTGTAGAGCTCCAGGTAGATTATTTTCAAAGTCTTTTCTATACTCCACGGGCACTTGTATAGTAAGCCCCATGTAGTCATCCATTTCTTTAGCGGATGTCAAAATCTTAGGCTGCTCAACGTCGGAGCCTATAAACACGGGGAACGTCTCACCGCTATAGATGCCCTTGTGGGCTTGTACTTCCCAGATAGCGGGCTCATATATAGCCACTCTGGGATTTCCCCTCTCAGCGTCAATGTGAGACTCTAGGAACGACGTGTTTTCATTTCTGGAGGACACCACCCACATACGGCAGGGAACCTCACCACCTTTCGTCATAAATCGAGAAAACATACGACGGCGGATAGAGTTATAGTTCTGAATAGCTTGGTCGGCGACGGCGTTCTGAAAGTTGGCTTCATCAATGATTGCACCAATCACAGCCTTACCGAGAGAATGGCGCATACGAGAGCCGTAGGCTATTCCAATGTGGTGGGGGAACATATCTTCGTCTATACGATCACCCTTCCCTGGAAGTAGCTTAGAACGAAAATAAGGGGATTGCCCTATAGCATCTATTAGCTGGTCTGCTAGAACGGCTCCAGCTAGATCCATGGTGGCAGTAATGAGTGTTATTACTATAGGTGTTGTCGGAAGAAGCTTGTACTTTTTATGTGGGTTCTTTAACAAGGTCACTCGATACAGGTCGTAAAGAACCCCAATTATAGATATCGAACTCTTCCCGATTCCTATAGCGCCAGTTATGCAATTGGAACTGATAACACCGCAAGACAGCGGGTAGTTGTGAAGGCGGTCTACAGTGAAGTTGTACACGGGTTCGGGGGGCAATTTCTCTATGGAAACAATAGCATGGTTGTAGTTCTTAGCCTGCTCCACGATGTCCGACCACTTACCCCTCAGCAAGTCCATGGAGGGTTTCCCATCCACCATACAGTTAAAGTTCTTGGCAAGCGACTTTACACGGCTACTGTCTAGGTCGTCTAGCCTCAATGAATCCAAGTTGCTCATGCGATTAAGATTCTTGAGCATCTTGTTCCTGCGACACTTGAGTTGCCTCTCGGGGTCGGAGTTCCGTGCGGACATACGACTAGACGCAGCATCGTGCTGGTCACGAGAGTCCCAACGGGCTGCTTTTGCCTTTGACTGAAATGCCACATTGTAGTTTCTAGCCGTCATACGAGTAGCTGCATCCAAATGTTGCTGTTCGTCACTCCAACGAGAGACTCTGCCAAGCTCTGCACGCTCACGCAACTCGTCTAGGTGTGTAGCGTTATATGCTCGGAACTTATCTGCTGACTGTGACTTACCCGCAGCGGAGGTGACCCACGCACGCTGCCCATCCCGCATGCGTTGAATGGACTCCTCGGGCTTTACTTTCCATGCAGCCTTGCCACCCTTAGAACGAGAATCCGTGTATTCCTTGGGGTATGCAGTCTTATAGGATTGCAAGCCATCCACAATCTTCTGCACCTGCAACGGTCGCTTTGCAGGATCCCTAAGCCCGTCTTGCCATAGCTTATGATGTAGCCTTAAATGAGTACTACTGTCTATGGAAAGTAAATTGCAAGGCCTATCATCGGTCTTTACCTGGTTCTTGTGGTGGACATGTCTGCTACTCGGTATAGGGTTCTTCCACCGCTGGACGACTCGGCTCCGCTTCTCACGACGCTGGGAACGATTGTTCCACACGTAGGCATACCCCGCCTCGTCCTGCGTCAAGTTGTACGGCATCAAGGACTGTCCAACCTCTAGGCTGTCCACCCGATACCAACGGTTGCCCTTCCCAAGCACGGGATGCTCACCTGTGGCCTTGAACCACCTGCCATTGTCCAGTGTCACCTTGTAAACTTCTCTAAACCCTGTAATCGTAGGGGAGTGTGCCTTGCAAGGCTCCCACTCCTTGG